GTCCCTGTAGAATCGATGTCCCTATTATTTTAGGGGGGAGTCAAAGTAAAGCGGCCCAGCTCTACCGCCAGGCCAACAACTATTTCATCCCGGTAATCTTTGTGATATGTTTGGGCTGCAACGTTACGCAATCAATCATTGCATAAACTCTAAAGGCTACTAAACCCTTTTTAATGCTCTCAGTATCGCCTTCAAACATCCGGACGTTAATGTTCTCCTGTATCCCTATCACCAACGCATTAGGATCAAATACCAGACCGTCTGAGCCAGCTGCAGCATCATAAGCCAATTGATTAGATAGTATCTTGGTCAAGTCTGCAACTGGTTTTGGAGCAGGGATATAAGCCCCTTCTGCGTCTTGCCATAAGTTAAGCGACTCATCAGTCTGGGCATTAATACCTAATACTGTTGGTTCACCGTTTGCAACCCTTATTGCTCCGATGGCTTTAATAATGTACTTATAAAGGTTATTGTCCAGTGCTGCGATGCTATTTATATTAGCGTCGTTCATAACACCAGCTGGTGCAAATGTATCATATGTAGCTCCGTTATATTGTCCGTACAGGCAACCGGCATCAATCCCTTGGGCAATAGCTGATGCAAAAACCTGACTAATAACAGCATCGAGGTTTTGGCTTGAATTAATGGCTTCAAGCGAGACATAGGCGTATCCATAAATAGTCTTTGACTTGAGTTCAACACCATCAAGCTCAAAGGTGCTTTCGTTGGCGGCTTCGCCTTCCTTTTTAAATTTGAATACTGGATCAGTGACTACCCGGCTTAAGGTCGTATTGTTGGTTGTCATAGGCACCACCGGTACTCCTGCACGGGTAAATAAACTTAAGTCTCTCGCCAGGTCGATGATTCTCGATGATAAAACCTGAGGAATCAGGGTTCCGGTAGAAGTAGTGGAAATTGCATTCTTAAATTCCGGAGATACCCAACGACCTGTTACCATGCCCTTAATAACTTCACCCAGGGCATTTGGCTGATTTAAGATTATAAGATCATTCGCAGACGGTTCAACTCTATCAGCCAATTTGTCTCCCTTGTTTAAAAAGATACTAGGCTGATGCGTACCGCCGTTACTGCCACCCGCCATTGTTGCAATGACTGTACCGCTCGTAACATTTGCACTATAACCCTCAAAATTTATCCCCTTATTGGTATCTTTGTTTAAGGCCGCCTGGTTGGCCCGGGCATTAAGCGCCTTAACCTCATCCATAATTTTATTTGCTTCTTCAAGGTTCCCAGAATTAATTAATTGCTCAGCTTTTGCCAAAAGTTCATCCCTTTTACTCATATCTAAATCACTCCTATTCTATATCAGGATATTTAGCCGCAAGCTCTTCACCTTTTTCGGCTAACCTATCTAAATCCTCCTGGGCCTCAGCCTTCCATCGGGAATCTTCGTTAACTGTTGTTTTCCCTTTATGGCTATCCCACCAGGACCAGAAGTCCTCAGACTTGCAGAGCCATTTGTTACCTATTACCACCTTAGGGAAGTTAGGTTCAGCGAAAAGATCATAGGACATACGCCGTCCGATTATCCCCCCTGTAAGTTCTTGTAGATCCTTTGGCCCTATAATCTCCGGCCATTCGGCTCGGGGAGCCTGCTTTGTGTTCTTTGTCATGTAAATAAACCTCCAATCGTTTCTACTTAATAACAATAATATCATAATGCTAATTATCATGTCAAATCGTTTCGTTTTGTTTTTAATAATTAGCGGCTAATAATCTTTATAGATGCATCAAGTCCATAAACATGTACCAACTCGGCCAGGGCCTGGTTAAAAATATATTTTCCGCGTTCAGGTCCTTCTTTTCTTATGATCCAATTATAGAAGTCCCTTACTTCCGATTTGACTGCGGACATAAATCTATTTAACTTTGGGTCCACCCAATCATAATCATAATAATCTGATTCGAAATTATTTCTCAATGTATGCTTCTCCTTTTCATATTTCTTGCGCGCCATACTTGCGCCATAGTTTGCGCCAGGGTTGTATGTCCACAAAGGGGGGGGGTATGCGGGTGCGCCAGGGTAGCCAGGGTTGTAGCCACTATTACTATATATTTCACATATATACATATACCACCCTTTATATTAATTAATAGAAACAACCCTGGCTACTATGGCGCGGCCCCAATTGGCGCGGGTTTTGCCTGGCTACAAGTATGGCGCAAGTATGGCTAACCCTGGCTACCAAATCAGTCTAAGAAATCATAACGCGGGTCATTATACCCGTATGGTTTTGGGGCTTCCTCGTTAAGGTCAATCCCGAACCAAACACGCGGACCATACTTTCCATTGCGCCCATCCGTAACCTGTGGAAACACTTGTAGCAAACTTGGCTTCATTTTTGTTTGGCTGAATGGTCGCAGACCTTGGCTTTCACACCATATCTTATAGGAGTTATATAAATCCTGTTTAATTACAGTCTTATCTGGAGCAAGGTCTATGCAATCTTCGCAGAATGACATTATAGAATCATTCTGCCGCCGGTATTCATTTAGTGCAGCCCTTACGGAAGCCGGCTCCGTAAACTTACCCGCAAAATACAATCGTTGCAGCCCGGCTAAGGCCCGGTTAAGTATTCCTGATAATTCCCCCGGTGCTGCCAGCTTCACTCTTAGATCCGGATCGGTGGCTGGGTTCTTAGTATCAAAGGTCTTTTCAAATGGAATGATTAACCATCGTTCGTAGAATGCAAAACTTGTATCAGCAGACCTGGGTAGTTTGTTTGCGCTGAATATCAGCCTGGCATAGTTGGTAAATGAAAAGGGATCTTTGAATTTTCTCTCAGCAGTCAAAGTGTCACCGGATACCAGCATTTTAAAGAAGGAACTTCCCTTTAAAGCCCGGCTATCAAGGTCGCCGAATACGTTTGCTAATTTGCCTAATAACTCAGCAGCCCGGAACTTGTTTTCCTCCAGCTCCTGGAGGGCTACATTGGAAACATTCTCTGCTCCCAGTAATTTTTCTATTATATACAGGAAAATGGATTTCCCATTTCTTCCCGCACCGGTGCACATTACAGCTTTTTCAAATCGGGTATCAGGAAGAAGGCAGTATCCTATTATTTCCTCTGCCAGTTGGATAACCTCAGGGTCAAGAGTGGTCTCCATATAGTGATTATAAACAGGGCAGAGGGCTAGAAAGTCATGCGTTACCGGTAACTGTACGATTTCAAAAATATTAGGATTATGGGGCAGCAGTTCGCCGGTTCTCCAGTTCAAACGGCCATTCTTGACGTTAATATAATCATGCTGAGGTTTGGGAAGTTCTGAGTAGGTTTCCCGCTTGATATAATCCAGGGTCTCTTTAATTCGGCTTGTCCTTGTTGCATTACCCAGCTTATCCTGGGCTAGTTTTTCCAGCGTACGATCGCCACCAGGTCGATATACCCCATCATAGTAGATCCAGAAATCACCCGCTGCGAATTTTATATGGTACTCTTCTAGAATATCCTCAGCAAGCCAGGCGGGAATAAAGGTTCCTTGCTCATCGAAATAAGCAGGTTTTGCAAAATCATCCTGGGCACTACTCCTGGTGGAGGAGATTCCTTTTGGTTCAAAAACATTCCTGGTATCGGCAATAGCTTTAGCAATGGTCATTGCTCCGTAGGTTTGCGCACCACGCATTTCATCCCACTTAGCCCTGTATAATCCTGAGTTCCTAAACATCAGATCCATCTGAGCAGCGTTTTTCCCGGTCCAAAAGGCTAGCATGTTACAGAATGCTTGGTCTGCCTGGCTCTGGCTCTCATAGGCTCCCTGCCAATCCCCAGCCCGCAGCCGGGTAAATTCCGCCCCTTGCTTTGACTTCTTAGCTATTCTGATTAGTTCGGAATCGCTTAAAGATACAGGTGTTACTATTTGTTGAGATATATCCACAAGCTTTATGTTACTAAAATATTGCTTATGTAACGCGTCAAGGGCATCCTGTCTGCGTTCTACGGTTAAGGGGGTACCTTCTAAATAGTTTCCGGTAATGGTTAGGAAACGGCCTTGCGTGTAAACCTCCAACTGTCCCTTCCTATTCCCACCAGGCTGCCAATCACCTTCTGCAAAGATTCGGATACCTGTTCCGGATGGAGATATTTCCGTATATGAGTTCAATGAATTAATAATATCCTGCGCCCAGGGTTCGATCGTGCCGTCAGTTATGCATTTATCAATATCGATTCCTGTAAGCCCATCATCAGCAGCCAGAACAAAACCCAACCCATAACCGGATCTCAACGCACTCATTGCTTCATTGAAGCTAGTCCAGGTACCAGGGTCGGTGCTGCTGGCATTGCGGTAGTTCATTGGGTTAATGGGGATCTTACTAACCTTGTCCTTATCCTGAATATATTCAGCCTTCCACAGTATCCACTGGGGCCTTTTCGTAAGAATCTGTGGAAGTACCCTTAGTGAATGAATCTCTGTATAGTGGGATAATTTCTTCTGGATCTCCTGAGGGCTCAGAATAGGGTTTGATGGTTTATTTAATTCCTTTATTGCTGCGTTCAAACTTTATCACCTCCCGACAATGGTATCCCCAGGTTCTATTTCGCTTCATTTAGCATCCGCTCAACGGCTATGATCGGTATAACTTTTCTTTTATCGCCCAGCTCAATAACTGGGAGCTGCTTATTTCGCACCAACGTGTAGGCTAATGATCTACTTATACCTAGTACCTTGGCAGCTTCTGGGATTGAGTAGGTACGTTTGACGATTTCCATGTGCAAAATCCTCCGTTTCATATTAATTCGTGTTATATCGTTCTAAATATATTTATACCATACTATTATCAATCGTGTCAAATCGTTTCTGTATGTATGTGCAAACACATAAAATCCGATACTAAAGTAAATAAAAAATCCAGGCCCCCAATACGGATATACTGGAGACCTGGAAAGAAAATAAACTGTAGCAAATGTGTAGCGGTACACCTAAAAACACAAAACACTTGTTCACACTAATAACCCACTATATAAACTTATTGGTATTACAAAAACCCTATAAAATGGCTTTCTTGTGCCTTACAAGCAGGATGTCGGCGGTTCAAGCCCGTCATCGCCCACCATCGTAAAATCGGCACTTTCAAAGATTCTTGGGAGTGCTTTTTTTATCTCCGTGTAGCAAATGTGTAGCGGTTCGTTCCAGGTTCCTAATATTCTTTTTTATTGTTGGTTCGCTGATTCAACCGCCTCCTTTGCCTTAAAAACTTTACCCAGCTGGGCAGCTGCCCTGGTTTGCATATCGGCTGATACATGGGAATAAGTGTCTAATGTTGTTTTAACTGAAGCATGGCGTAACATATCAGCTACTATTTTAGGGTGTACGCCCTCTTCTAGCAGCAGGGTAGCAAAAGTATGCCGAAGATCATGGAATCTTATATTAGGCAGTTGATGATCTGTCAGCAACTCTTTAAAATGATGATATACATAGTTTGGGCTTATAGGGTCCCCACTTGCCCAGGTAAAGACTATATCCTTTTCTTTAAGCTTATGGCCCAGGGCAAGCATAGCAGCGCTCTGGTGTATCTTGTGCTTTCTCATAGTATCCGCAACAACATCAGGCATGGTTACCGTCGATTTACTACCGGGTGTTTTTGTGCCCTCCTGCAGCAATGGCTTGCCATCAACGAACAATAATTCTTGCTTTATGGTTACGGTATTAGCTTCAAGGTCAATATCTTTCCACCTTAAACCTAATATCTCCCCACGTCTTAATCCGGTCCCCAGGGCTAAAAAATAAACCGGATACAGCCAATCATCTTGAATATCGTTTAGGAACTTATTGACTTGATCCTTGGTTAAGGGATGGATCGGCTTGCGTTCCATCCTGGGGAGCTTCACGTTCTCGGCTGGATTGCGGAGGATTTTTCCTTCTGCCACAGCTTGAGCCAGGGCTCCGCGGATAACTTTATTCATATGGTGGATGGTCTGGGTGGATAACCCACCTTCGCCATCCTTACGGCCGCTTTCGAGCTTTTGCTTATATAACTTCTGTAATTGGCTGGTCTGGATATTCGATAGCGTGAGCTCACCCAGGGCAGGGGTAATATGAACTCTGGCCAAGTACTCATACATTGAATACGTCGAAGGTTTCAAGTGGCCCTCCTGGTAATCCTCTAACCAGGTTTTCATCCAATCTTTGAATAATATACTGCTTTCCGATGTGAGCACTCCAGTGGACCGCTTCGCTTTGGCTGCGTCCATTTTTTCAATTACCTCTCCAGAAGTTTTTCCGGAAAAGTACATTCGTTTAGTAGTACCGGTGGCTGGATCCAGATAAGGGAGTAATCCAGCATACCCCTTTCCCCGCGGGTATACGCTGCCCTCGTTGTTATATCGTCGCCCTGATTTCTTTGCCAATATTGTTCATCCTCCTTCCTAACTTTGCCAGTATTGCCTGTGCTCTAAGATCAATTTCCTCCCTATCCATTTTCCCCTGGGTCAACTGTATATAGAATTTAGGTGTTCCGCAGTGTATCTTCTCCGGATCTATGCCGTCACGTTTACAGGTTTCTACATGGCAGCGTCCGGGGCATTTGAAATACAAATAAGAATGAAAGGGCTTCACCATTTGCTGGTGAATAAAGGTCTGCAGCTCTGCGCCACAGTCTTTGCAGTAGACTTTTTCATCAATTCCTATAAGGGCCATTATTATGCATTCTCCTCTCAAACATTTAATATAGTTATGGGAATATATCCGTATATCATGCGGCCCTTGACCCCGGTTTGGAGTTTTGCCGGCAGCTCAGCTGTGCCAGGGAGTCGTGGCCGGGATCGGCGGCCGCATGATGCGGGATATTAACTTTTAACTGCTTCCACAAGGTATTCGTACCTAAAACAGATTACCGCTTGTCCTAGACCCCTGTGGAAGCTCTCCTGGCTTACCTTGCCATCGTTTCTAATAATACGGTCATTCTTTCCAGCATTTTGTCGACTAACTGCAGCTGCTGTACTCGATAAGCTGCGTCTCGGTTGGTACTCATCCGGGTATAGCAATCGGTGATATAAGATAGACAACCATCATATTCCTTCCGTGCTTGTTCTCCCAGAACTGCGTCTGCCATGTTCATACTGTCTACCACCTTTCTAATAATCTCCCATTTCCCTACCGCGGGAAGCAACTGTAACCACTTTGTCAATGATCGCTGTGGTCAGCTGGCTCTGATCTAGTCCTTTGATCTCGCTAGGTGCAAAACATAGCTGCTTCCTGGCAAGCTTCCTGAGTTCATCCGTGCTGTAATCAGCCAGGGCTTTTTCTATGGCCGCCGGCCCGTTCACCATGCAATGGCTGAATGTTAGGCCGCTGTCGTAGAATACTTCAAATAGGTTTTTCATAAATCATTCCCTCCATTTCGTATTAATCAGTATCGCTAATAGCATTATAGCACTATACGGAATATATGCAATATATAAAATACATAAAATATACGTAACCTTGCATATATTGACGGTAGATAGTAAAATTGATATATGGAGGGATTTAAAATGGAAAAAGATAAACAAATGTTAAATTTTCTTATGCCAGTAGAGCTATTAAAAGCCGTTGATGACTTTCGGTTTGAACATCGGTTTAGTTCACGGGCTGGTGCTATTAAGTGGCTGCTTAAGTATGCACTGGAGCAAAAGGCGATTCCACCTGCGGGTGAAAAGGAATAGCTGTCCAGTTTCCGCAGGGGGAAGCTAAACTTCTTCGCATCAGTGCGACTAGGTTGTTCAACCTCGCCAAAATTTTGCACAGGTTTCCTCGCCGCGGGTAGGAGTTAATCCCCACATAGTTTTTTACGAGCTTCGTCAATAACTTTGAGGGGTGACTTTCTGCCTGCTGATTTCAGCACAACCGTTTTGCACCTAAAACTTAGCCCTGGGCCTATTTAACCCAGGGCTAAGTTTGAAAGGAGATATATCAATTCCTGGGGAACAGCACCCAGAACTAGATATCAAAAAATTATCATTCGCCGGTACGCTTTAACTTTTCCCTATGTCTCCGCACTCTTTCCCGGGTCTTTTCTCGCTGAACTTCTTTTGAACATTCGGGACAATATTTTGATGCGAATACATTGCCGTTATTATATTCCCTATTGCATTTTTCACATATTGCAAAGGGCATATTTACGAAGGTTTTGTCATCTTTTCTTACTTTTTTCCAAATAACTCTATTCTTCATTTAATACTCCTAAATGCCTGTATTGAAACGCTTATACTACCCCTGGCTATAGGATGTTCTGTGCGTTAAACGGACC